GTAAGTTTAGTTCTGGTATACAACCAGTAGGAATAGTTAGTGGCAGTACTGTACCTACTACAAGAACTACTGATACTATATTTTTATCTGGTACTGGTAAACTATATAGGTGGAATGGTACAGCATACACAGCAGCTGTAGATACCAGCGATCTAAACGGAACCATAACACAAACACAAATATCTGACAATGCAATCAGCACACCAAAACTAGCTGCCAATGCTGTTAATGCTAGTAAAATAGCAGCTAATACTATTACTGCTAATGAAATAGCTGCTAATACTATTACTGCAGGTCAAATAGCTGCTGCTACTATTACTGCTACTCAAATAGCTGCTAATACTATTACTGCTGGTCAAATACAGGCAGGTACTATTACTGCTGATAGAATGAATATTACTAATCTATCTAGTATTAATAGTAATTTAGGTACTATCACTGCAGGAAGTATTACTATAGGTACTGGTAGCACCATATTCAATGTAGACTCAGGCGGTAATATATGGAGCGGCAATGCTACATTTGCTAGCGCCCCATTTAGAGTTACAAATACCGGAGCTTTAACAGCCACTAATGTGACTATTACAGGTGGCACTATTAAAGATACAAGCCATACAGGTACAGGAGACGGATCCGGATTCTCTAGTACTGGCATGTCAATTAATCTTGCAACTGGAGGCATATCATCTAAGAATTTTAGAATAGATGCAAGTGGTAACGCTTTCTTTAAAGGTGATATTACTGGTGCTTCAGGTACTTTTTCTGGACAACTACAGGTTGGTGGGACTGCATATAATACGTCATCATTCTTAAACAGCAATACGACTGCTACTGATGTTGGTCTTGGAAATGTATCTAACTTAACACCTCAAAATCAGGCTCAAACAGGTATTATTGCCGGTGTAACTATTACTGGTGGTGGTATTACAATGAATACAGCTGCTAGTATTAAAGCTGGACAAACATCTTATAATAATGGTACTGGATTCTTCTTAGGCTTTGAAGGTGGTGTTGCTAAGTTTAGTATAGGCAATTCTGCAGGCAATAGAATGTTTTGGGATACTACCTCAGGTGTACTTACAATAATTGGTACACTAGATGGTAGTGCTTTAATCGGCTCAACACTTGCTTCTACAGTAGTTGCTAACTCGAATGCAGTAACTTCTAAATTAGACAAACAAGCTACCTATATTTTAGGAACTACTACCGCTAGTAACGAAATAACTCTTAAAACATCTGGATATGATGGCGGAAATGGTATTGTAATTACCAACACCGGTATCTTAGGTAAAAAAGCTGGTAGTACTACCTTTGCTGTAGACAATGCTGGTGATGCTACATTTGTTGGTACTGTAACAGCAACTGCAGGTAGTTTTGGCGGAGTTACTATTGCTAGTAACAAAGTATACAGTGGAACAGGAACAGGAACCTTTAATAATGCAGATACTGCATTTTACTTTGATAATGCCGGTCAGTTTTCTTTAAAAGACAGACTAACATGGAATGGCACTGATTTAACAATTAGAGGTAACATTGACACTAACGGCACTGCCCGGTTTACTGGTAGTAATGCTGCTTTTTCTATAGACGCAGCACTATATGCTTCTGCAACAGGCGGTGTTACCGTAGGCATTCGAGCCGAAGGACAGTACGGCGTCTGGGGTATAGGATCCCTCACAGGTGCAGGAGGAGTTTATGGTACTACTACTTCTAGTACTGGATACGGTGTTCTTGGCAATTCAGCTAATAGTGTTAACTCAGCAGGTGTACGGGGTAATGCAACTGGAAGTGGAATTGGTGTAGATGCATATAGTGATACCTATGTAGCTCTTCGCACTACAAGTGCTGGAATTGCTACAGCACTGTATGTCGGCGGTTCAATGGCAATTACCAGTACTAACCTGGTCACTAATCTGAATGCAGACATGGTAGATGGCCGACATGTAGGCACAGGCACTAACCAAATACCTATTAACAATGACACTGTCAATCCTGGGCTAGTTGCTGGCTACTTGGGCTTTGGGGTTAACAAATACTATCTATCCGGAACTGCTGCAACTGGAGCAGCCACTGCAACATACTCTGGGGTCAAACCTGGAAACGCAACTACAAACAGTTGGTTAAGCGTATACATAAACGGCACTCAATATTATGTACCAATCTGGCCAGCATAATTGAAAGGATAACATGAGAACACAAATTATTCCACAACAAAGCGTTATAGAAGACATTGTAAACATAGACCACAATTTGGGTAACTTTGTCAGATTGATGGTTGGTAATGGTATCGAAACAAATGGTAAATTTGAATTGTTACCCAGCCAGACCTTGGAAACAATTGTTATCGCAAATATACCTAACGGCATTATCAACGAAGATGGAACAAAAACAGATATTGTTGACTACCAAGAGTTGATGAGCGCAAACCCAACTTGGGCTCCTAATAAACCCGCTGGAGTTTTTCGTAAAGAAGACCTTTGGCATTTTGTTGACACAATCAGATCCAGAGGTTAATATGCCCAATCTGAGAATAATTTATCAAAATCAGGTGGACTTGTCCACAACCACAATAACCTCCTCTAGCAATCAATCGTCCTCAACCAGTATCAGTAATCTGAAGCTGGACACTAAAAGTCAAGTATGGAGAACCTCTCCAACTACAATCAGTAGTAACCAAGTACGTGGTAACTTGATAGTGGACTTGGGATCTACAAAAACAGTGGGTGGAGTGGTGTTGGCGTTTACTAACTTGAATAGTAGCACTGCTACTGTGCGAGTAAGAGGCTATAACTCCGCTCCAACTCACAGCAGCACCTCTGGATCAGATCAGATCAACTACCCCAGTATTACATCTGGAACCAGCGTGTTTGATACAACTGCAATCCTGTGCTGCCCCTGGAATACTTGGGGAATATCAGACTGGGGAACAAACCCTGTAGGGTCCTCAAACTACAGTTATGGTGGTGGAACGTATGCAAGAGCTTGGTTTACACCTTCCACAGTGAGATACCTCAGCATAGAGCTGGTAGATAATTATACCACTAGTGTCACTGGTAAATACATTGAGGTTTCCCGTTTGATTGTGGGCAACTACTGGACACCCAAGTACAATGTGGGATATGGAGTAACTGCTGGTATAAAAGACATGAGTGAGCATGTTAGAACTGAGAGCGGCGACCTACTCACTACCCGTGGCCCCATGTACCATTGTGTCAACTTTAACTTGGAGTGGTTGAGTGTTAGTGATCGTCAGGAAGTGGCAAAAATCTTGGCGGTCAATGGTATTAGTAGGCCAATGTTGATTAGCCTATTTCCAGACGGTACTGACTCAGAGGAATACGAACGAGAGCGAGCCCACCAAATCTATGGTAAGCTCTCACAGGTATCCCAGATGACCTACAACAACCCCTTTATGTATTCTATTCCCCTAGATATCGAGGAAGTTTAAAAATACCCCACCCACAAGGTGAGGTATTTTTTCACTTGATCAAAGTATGCCCTTATGGTATAATGGATACAAAATAAAAATGCACTATGTGGTGTATATCAACAAGGAGTTAAGATGGCAACCACACTATACTTTGTTCAATCGGACACTCTGCCACAAATCAAATTGACACTTACAGATGAGGTTACTAGTGGGCCTAGAAATTTAACTGGCAAACAAGTAAGCTTACATGCCAAACCATCCACTGGAACCGGAGTGGCTTTTACGCGCCCTGCCAGCTTAGACCTAAATGGTACAGACAGAGCGAATGGTATAGCCTATATAGTATGGCAGGACGGTGATTTAAATCGACCGGCTGGAACCTACACAGCAGAAATTGAGATTTATGATTCCGGTCAGAATACCAGAGAAACAGTATATGAAACTCTAAACTTGGTAATCCGTGAAGATATCGCAGACATAACCCCACTTCCCACAACTCCGGGTAATACACCTCCGCCTAATGCTGCTCCTGGAGGTTAACCATGGCTTCTCTTATAGCTAGTATTGTTTCCAAAACTACAGCAACAATTGAAAAAGTTTCTAGTTTGGCAAATGTTGCTGGCTATAGGTCAAGAACTATAGCCAGTGAAATACTACAGTTAACCAAAACTAAAGCCGAATATCTTACAGGAATATTCTTTGTACTCATTAGTAGGTCCTACGAAGAAGCAGTGAATTTAACAGAGACTGTAAGCCGACTTTTTGGTAAAAATTCAACAGATCAGGTCAATGTTACTGACTCTAACGACTTAAATGTTGGCAAGAATCCAGCTGATCAAACAAACATTAGTGATACACTAGACCGCACTGTAGCCTTCTACAGAGAGATTGATGATCAAACTAACATTTCAGAGTTTGATGTTATCGACTTCAATAAAAACTCTGATGATGGCATCAGTGTGTTTGAATCTGATGTAGTCAACTTCAACAAAAACCCTGACAATGGCATCGATGTACTTGAGACCAATGTTACAGATTTTAATAAAAACTCTGACGATGGTATCAGTGTACTTGAATCCGCTGTAGCAGACTTCACCAAGAGCTCTGTTGACCAGTTCAATCTCAATGACTTTTTAGATCGCACTGTAGAGTTCTCCAGAAATTTTACAGATCAAGTCGATGTAACAGACGACATAAACGGAGCAGCTGTTGATGATGATCAGGTAGCTGACTTCTTTAAGATTACTGGTGATCAAGCAAATATAGCAGACGAATTAGATCGTACTGTAAACTTCTCCAGAGAGATTGTTGATCAAACCAGCATTTCAGAGTCTGATGTTATAGACTTCAACAAGAACTCTAATGACCTGTTAAACATAATTGAATCAGGTGATATTGATGTTGGTAAAAACTTAGACGATGAATTTAATATTACGGACGTTTTAAACAGACTGGTTCAGTTCTCTAGAGATTTTACTGATCAGAGTGATATTTCAGAGTCCAGCGTAACAGACTTTAATAAAGGTCTAAGTGACTCAGCACAGTTGTCAGACATAATTTCTATATTACTACAAACGCTGTACTCGTATCAAGATAGCCTTAATGTTACTGATAACCTAGATCGCACTGTACAGTTTTCCAGAGACTTTACAGATCAGTCAAACATTAGTGATGTTTTAGATTTATTAATGTCGTTTTCCAGAGTAGCGACTGACAATTTCAATATCAGCGAATCTAATATATTAAGCTTTAACAAAAGCGTATCCGACTCTGCCCAGTTATCTGATTCAATATCTATAATAATACAGATTTTGTACGATATTCAGGACAGCCTAAATATCAGCGATAATCTGACATACAACATGGACTATGTCAGAGATTTTACAGATCAAGTCAATGTAACAGACGACGTAAACGGTGCAGCTGTTGATGATGATCAGATAGCTAGCTTCTTTAAAGTTATGAGTGATCAGTTCAATTTAACTGACACCACAGAAAGTGCTTTTAACAAGCAGTCACAAGATAGTTTAAACCTATCAAACTCAGGAACAATCCTGAACCAGGATTATATCAACGGACCCGACTACTTTCTAGAGGATTATGTAGGGGTTTCCAGGACAATTACATAACCAGAAAGGTTTTTATGAATTCCCAAGAAAATTTGAAAATTACAGGCAAGTTAAACATCGCAGTGACTGATGAAACGGGTGTGTTAAAAGACACTCGCGAAATTGACAACTTAGTAGTTACAAGCGGTTTAACCCATATTGTTAGCAGAATGGCGTCCGCCTCTGATACAGCCATGAGTCACATGGCGGTCGGAACAGGTGCAACTGCCGCTGCAGCTGGTAACACCACTCTCGGCACCGAAACTGCCCGGGTGGCTCTGAGCAGTACAACTCCTGGCACAACCAACATTGTGTATTCAGCCAGCTTTGGCGCTGGTGTTGGTACTGGAGCCCTAACAGAGGCAGGAATTTTTAATGCGTCCAGTGCTGGTACCCTGCTGTGCCGTACCGTGTTCAGTGTGATCAACAAGGCCGCCAACGACACCATGAGTATTACTTGGACTGTTACCTTGGCAGCAGTTTAATCTTTACCAATAATGGCGAGAAATCCTCGCCATTATTTTTATAGGGCTGGTGGCCTTATAAAAATAATGAATAACAGGAGTAGAAATGGCAGCAATTACCACAAGACAAACCGCAGGTACGGGTGCCACAGTTGCTGGAGTACCACTCACCAACACTCAGTTGGACACCAACTTTATTAATCTAAACACAGAGCTAGTTTCAGCAGCTAGTACTAGTGGTAGTTATAGTAATCCAGCTTGGATTACATCTCTAGATGAAGCTAAGGTATTACCCGCACAAACAGGTCAAAGTGGTAAAGTTTTGGTTACCAACGGAACAGCAACCAGCTGGGGTACAGTAAGCGGCGGTATTACATACACCAGAATAACCACTAACACTACTTTAACAGACAAGCAAGGCGTAGTTGCAGATACTACTGGTGGCACATTTACAGTCACACTTCCAGCTTCACCAGCAACTGGTGCGCAGGTAGCTATTGCTGATGGTGCTAATTGGGGTACCAATAGCTTAACGGTAGCTAGAAATGGTAGCACTATTGAAGACTACGCAGAGGACTTGGTATTAGATATTACAGGTGCTTTAGTCAATTTAATTTATGACGGTAATACTTGGGAAGTCTACACTCAAACCGGTATTGGACAAAGTACTATACCTGGTGGTTTTAATTATACTAGAGTGACTAGTGCTATAACAGTTGTAGATAAACAAGGTATTATTGCAGATACTACTGGTGGTAGTTTCACAATCACTCTTCCATCTACGCCAACAACTGGTACACAAATTGCAATTGCTGATGGAGCTAGCTGGGGTACCAACAATCTAACAGTTGCCAGAAATGGTAATACTATAGAAAATCTGGCAGAAGATTTATTGTTAGATATTACAGGTGCGTTAGTGAACTTTATTTACGATGGTAATACTTGGGAAGTCTACACACAGGTAGGCGGCGTAGGTGGCACTATTCTTGCAGTAAGTAATGGAGGTACTGGTGTAACAACTAGCACTGGTTCTGGTAGCACAGTTTTGTCTATAACTCCAACATTAGTCACTCCAATTCTCGGCACTCCTACATCAATTACCTTAACCAATGCAACAGGATTACCGCTGACTACCGGTGTCACTGGCACATTACCTGTGGCCAACGGTGGCACAGGCGCAGCTACATTTACAACCAATAATGTATTACTGGGTAATGGGACTTCTTCCTTTCAAAGCATAGCTCCTGGTGCATCAGGTAATGTTTTGGCGTCAAATGGAACTACTTGGCAATCTGTTGCACCAAGCATGTCAACAGGAAAAGCTATTGCAATGGCAATAGTATTTGGAGGATAATTTATGGCAGCACCTAATATAGTAAACGTAGCCACAATAAATGGTAAAACGGCAGGTTTAGCTGTAACGGCATCGGCCAGTGCCATAGTCGCTAATGCTAGTAGCAGTAACAAAGTCTTAAAAATAAACGCTCTCTATGTCAGCAATGTTGCTGCCAGCAATGGTTGGGTAACTGTAGATGTTTTTAAGAATGCAACTACTGCATTTAGAGTTGGTTTTCAAATCACAGTGCCTACAAATGCTACGTTGGATGTCCTAAGCAAACCTATCTACCTAGAAGAAAATGATTCGCTGAGGCTGACTGCCAATGCTGTTTCTACAATAGAAGCAGTGGTGTCTTATGAGGACATTAGCTAACTATGCCAACTTTTCCTAATACAAGTGGTGCTCCAGGTCGCTGGAGGTTGGGTGACGTTCGTGAAGCTGTTATGGGCAGCAATTGGCCTACGTTTGGAGTTTTAATTGACTACCTTGTAGTTGCTGGCGGTGGTGGTGGCGGTGGTGCATATGGCGGCGGCGGCGGTGCAGGCGGATTACTTTCTGCAAGTTCTTATCAGATCTCACCAAGTACTGTTTTTACTGTAACAGTAGGTGGAGGTGGAGCAAGTAATGGAAATCAACCGGGTGGCCAAGGTGGAACCTCCAGTATTATAGGAACAGGCCTAAGTGTATCCTCAACAGGTGGTGGTTTTGGGGGTTCCGAGCGCCCTGTATCTGGCAGTCACCAAGGTGGTAATGGCGGTAGTGGGGGTGGTAATGCCTACAGTATGGGCCCTGGTACTGGTATTGTTGGACAGGGTAATAACGGTGGTCAAGGTTCTTACAACGCCAGCACGCTTACGATTGGAGGTGGTGGAGGTGGTGGCTCAGGAGCTGTTGGTGGTTCTTATAATTCATCTACAGGTGTTGCCGGTAGTGGCGGCACAGGCTCGTCCAGTACCATAACAGGATCATCTGTTATTTATGCCGGTGGCGGGGGTGGGGCTTCAGGAGATGGAAGTTACACAGGAACCGCAGGAGGCGGTGGTAGTGGGGGCGGCGGTGCGGGTGCGCAATGGGCTACAACCACAGGCAGTAGTGGCACTACTAATAGAGGCGGGGGCGGAGGTGGTGGTGCGGGTAATGCGGGCACGGGAGGAGCTGGAGGTAGTGGCGTAGTCATCATCTCGGCACCACGAGCTGCAGCATCCACCACAGGGTCGCCTACTGTCACAACTAACGCAGGTCGTACGATCTACACATTCACTGCCTCAGGTTCAATAACATTCTAAGGTGTGCATATGCCTCAATTTCCTTCAACAACAGGTGCATCAGATATATGGAGTACTCTAGATCAGTACAGAGCGCAGCTGGGGAGTAACTGGCCTAATATAGGAGCCCTAGTTGACTACCTAGTAATTGCTGGCGGTGGTGGTGGTTCTTTTGAAGGTGGCGGTGGTGCTGGTGGTTATAGAGCCTCATCAAGTTTTTCAGTTTCAGCCGGTTCACCTATAACTGTAACAGTGGGTGGTGGAGGAAGCGGTAGCACAGGTGCTCCAAATGGTCCGTGGCCTCCGGGAACCAACGGCAGTAATTCTGTGTTTAGCTCTATCACATCCAATGGAGGTGGTGCTGGCGGTGGCAGTACGAGTGGTACCTCTGTAGGAAGCGCAGGCGGAAGCGGCGGTGGTGCTGGTCAAGACGGTTCAGGTGTTACCAGGGCAGGTGGTGCCGGAACTGTTGGGCAAGGTAACGCTGGAGGAACTTCCACTACTGGAGGCCCCACATATCCTGGTTCGGGAGGTGGCGGAGCAGGTGCAGTAGGTGGTAATAATAACTCGAGTAGTAATTTAGGCGGCGCTGGAGGTGCGGGTGCAACATCAAGTATAACAGGTTCTTCAGTTACATATGCTGGCGGCGGCGGAGGCGGTGCTGACTTTTATCGTAGCGGTGCAACTCTAGGTGCAGGCGGTGCTGGAGGCGGTGGTGCAGGTGCGGCTAACAACAGCACAGGTATTGCAGGAACAACCAATACTGGTGGTGGTGGAGGTGGCGGTTCTGGCTGGTCTGGTGCCGGACAAGCTGGTAATGGAGGAGCAGGCGGCTCTGGTGTTGTTATCCTTAGATCACAGTACGCTGTCACTGCAACTACGGGTTCTCCTACTGTAACCTACAACGGATCTAATAGTATTTATACTTACACAGCATCTGGAACTATTACATTTAGCCCTGCACTGCTAAATCCACCTGCATCAGTTGAATACTTAGTAGTCGCTGGTGGTGGCGGTGGTGGGGCAAATAATGCAGCATCATCTGGCTCTAACTCTGTTTTCTCTACAATTACGTCTGCGGGCGGTGGTGGAGGTGGCGGAGATGGTTATCCAAGCAGTAGTTCTGTCGGATATGGTCTAAGTGGTGGCAGTGGCGGTGGCAGTGGATGGAATAACAATGGTGCTGGTGGACCAAGTTTTGGAGCAGGCAATACTCCTTCCACTTCTCCATCACAAGGCAATAATGGCGGACATTCGGGTACAAATAACGGTGGTGGCAATTATAGCAGTGGCGGTGGCGGTGGAGCTGGTGCAGTTGGAGGCAATGCTAGCGGTTCTTCAAGTATAGGTGGTGTAGGTGGTGCAGGCTCCTCTTCATCTATAACAGGAAGTTCCATAACATATGCAGGTGGTGGCGGCGGAGGAGCCTATCCAGGAACTGCCGGGGCTGGCGGTGCTGGTGGAGGTGGTGCTGGTAATGTATCAGTTGCTGCAACTGCCGGAACTGCGAACACTGGGGGCGGTGGCGGCGGTCGTGCAGTAGGTGGAGGTGGTGGAGCAGGTGGTTTTAGAACGGCAACTGGGTTTTCCGTAGCTACTGGAACACAATTAACCGTAACAGTTGGTGGTGGTGGTAGTGGTGGTACAACCGGTGGTGCTCAAGGTGGCTCTGGTATTGTTGTATTGCGTTACGCAGACACGTTCGATCTTGCTAGAGCTACAACAGGCTCTCCAACAATAACTACATCTGGTGGATTCCGAATTTACACTTTTACGGCCAGTGGTTCAATTACATTTTAAAGGATAAAGATGCCTGATTTTCCTTCGACTACAAGTGCTTCAGGCATCTGGACACTTAAAAAACATAAACGTGCAAAACAGGGTAGCAATTGGCCAGGTACAGCCGATCTATATTTTCCCTATGTCACCATGCTGCTGCCCGGCAACGGCACCAACGGAGCGCAGAACAACACGTTCCTAGACAGCAGCACCAACAACTTCAGCATCACCCGTAACGGCAACACTACGCAGGGTACGTTTGCTCCGTATGGGGCGAACTGGAGTAACTTCTTTGATGGGAGTGGGGATTATTTAAGTGCGCCTGATAACGCTGCTTGGGTTTTGTCTGGTGACTTTACTATTGAGTCATGGGTATACCCATCAGGTAGTGGAATTCGTGTTATTGCGTCTCAGTGGCCGGGGGCTGGAGGCGCAACAAACCAAGCATTTTACTTTAGCCTCGCAACTGGTAACTACATAAACTTTACATATGGTTTGGGTTCCGCAAACATCAATGTAACAGGCACGTCCGTAACAGCTAATTTAAATTCATGGAATCATGTTGCTGTAACGCGGTTTGGCACAACAGTGCGTTTGTTTGTTAATGGTGTACAAGATTCCACTACTGCCACAGTAAGTGGGGCATTAAATAACTCAACGAGTTCTTTATATATTGGCATTCTAAATCCAACAGACGGTTTTATATTTACAGGATATATTTCAGATTTGCGATTGCTTAATGGCACCGCACAATACACTTCTAACTTCACGCCACCTTCCTCTCCCCTCACCGCCATCACCAACACCTCTCTGCTTACTTGCCAGAGCAACCGCTTCATTGATAACAGCGCCAACAACTTCACCATTACACGCAACGGCGATGTAAGCGTCCAAGTCTTCAGCCCGTTCTCTCCGACTGCCTCGTATGCTGCAGGGACAAATGGTGGCAGTGGGTACTTTGATGGGACTGGGGATTACCTGACTGTGCCAAGCAACGCTGCACTTGCAGTTGGGTCAACATTTACAGTGGAATGTTGGGTATATAGAACTGTTGGATCAACAATCCAGTGGCTTGCTGGAAACAACGCTGGAAGTGGTAATACTAATTGGCTTTTGGAAATAGAAGCAAACAACACTGTTTATGGCGGCGGTTGGTTGTCTGGAACACAAACGGTTTCAACAGTCCCAGTGGCAGCATGGACGCATATTGCAATGGTGTGCGATAGCGGCTCGTTAAAGATATATATTAATGGCATTCAGTCTGGTACTGCGGGATCAGGTTCAAATTTTACAGCGTCCGACATAACGTACATAGGACAGTATTCTGGTGCTTCTAGGAATTTGACTGGATATATTTCAAATTTGCGTGTTCTCAAAGGCACCGCCCTCTACACCGCCAACTTCACTCCACCCACAGCACCTCTCACCGCAATCACCAACACCAGCCTCCTGCTGAACTACACCAACGCAGGCGTCATTGACAACGCGATGATGAACAACCTTGAGACGGTGGGTAATGCGCAGATCAGCACCACGCAGAGTAAATGGGGTGGGTCTTCTATTGCGTTTGATGGGACGGGTGATTGGTTGCTTGCCCCGTCATCGCCAAACTTTGCCATCGATGGCAATTTCACAGTTGAGATGTGGGTGTATTTCAATAACACCACAACCTACGTATTCTTTGATATGCGCGGGATAGGCACCGCAGCCCCAAACAACCCGGTTTTGTTCTGGTCTAACTCCGCAAGCAAAATACAAGCGTATATCAATGATGACTTTCGCATTACCTCTGGCACTTTGAATACGGCACAGTGGTATCACGTTGCTTTGACTCGCAGCGGCACCACCGTAACCTTGTATGTCGATGGCGTGTCACAGGGTACATATACATATTCAGCGTCGATAACCCAGCAAGCACTTTATGTGGGTACGGGGTCCGGTCTTAACTCCTTCAACGGATACATCGATGACCTGCGCATCACCAAAGGCTTTGCCCGCTACACCGCCAACTTCACCCCGCCCTCAGGACCATTTTTTACAAGATAAGGACAACATGGCTCACTTTGCGCAACTAGACGAAAACAACACAGTGACTCAAGTTATTGTGGTTCATAACAATGAAACTCTAGATAATGGTATAGAATCAGAAGCCAAAGGCGTAACATTCTGTCAATCTCTATTTCCTGGAACAAACTGGAAACAAACGTCCTACAATGCCAACATTCGCAAGAACTATGCGGGTATTGGGTTTGTTTATGACTCAACCAGGGACGCTTTCATTCCTCCCAAACCATATAACAGCTGGGTGTTAAACGAGACCACCTGTACTTGGACAGCTCCAACACCTTACCCCACAGACGGTAAACGGTATACTTGGGATGAAACCCAACAAGTTTGGATAGAGATCCAAACACCATTATGAATTGGAACAACATATGCCAAATCTTTCGAACATAGTTTCACCAGGCAATGTACTTACCGCTTCCAGTTCAAATATACTTACTAACAAGACTATCAGTGGTAGCGCTAACACAGTCACGAACATACCTCTATCTACAGGAGTGACAGGTACATTGCCTGTAGCTAACGGAGGAACCGGAGTAACAACTAGTACTGGTTCAGGAAATAGTGTTTTGTCCACTAGCCCCACATTGGTTACGCCAATTTTAGGCACGCCTCAGTCTGTTACACTGACTAACGGAACTAATTTGCCGTTGTCAACGGGTGTCACAGGAACACTACCTATAGCAAATGGCGGCACTGGTGCTGTAACTCTTGCAGGTGCAAATATACCAGTTACGACTGTAGCAAATACATTTACTGGAACTCAAACCTTTAGTGGTAGTTCTAGCGCACTTACAATGATACTTAATAATGCAGCCGAAGTTTGCAATATCTCGGCAACTGCTGCCACAGGTACTATCAACTATGATGTAACTACACAGTCTGTATTGTACTATACCAGCAACGCTACAGCCAATTGGACTGTTAACTTCAGAGCTTCGTCTGGTACTAGTTTAAACACAATAATGTCTGTAGGACAAACTGTAACAATAGCTTTTATGGTGACTCAGGGAACTACTGCATTCTTTAACAATGTTGTGCAAGTAGATGGTAGTCCTGTAACACCTAAATGGCAGGGCGGTACAGCTCCAACTGCAGGTAACGTATCTAGTATAGACAGCTATACCTACACTATTATTAAAACTGCCAATGCGGCATTTACAGTGTTGGCTGCTCAAACACAGTTTAAGTAGAATATTATGCCATTAATTAGTAGAAGAGGCGGTGCTGCCGCTCGTGGTCTTGGGTTGTTTGGGCGTCAAAAAGTACTCACAACTTTTACGTTTCCAGCTGGAACCAGCACTTGGACAGCGCCTGGTGGTGTAACTTCATTGGTCAGTGCAGTAGGTAAAGGTAGTGACGGAGTTAGTGACTACACAACAGGTGGTGGTGGTCCTATATGGAGAGTCTATTTCGGAAATAGTGGAGTCAATCTTTCCGGAGGTTCTGCGCCTCCTGCACCTATAAGTTACGACACGATATACTCTAATATGATGTCGGTAGTAAATAATATTAATAATGCTACTGGTATTATTGCGTATAATCACACTGCGTTTGGATTTATAAGAATTGCATTTGATAATAAGTGGAGTGAGCTGATCTACCCTAATGTTGGGTATGGTGGTCAAATTGTAGCCGGTAGTGCTACATATTCCTGGGCACTACCTACCAGTGGAGCACTAACTTGGTCTGCTGGCTACGCAAATCAACAGTTTAATGCAGATGTTAGCTATACTTTTTATATATCAGGAAGCTCAGGTAGCAATACTACTGGTTTTGCTTTAAGTTTTTCTGGTGGTGGCTACTCTGGAGGTACTGGCACTCCTGCATCAAACACCACCTACAATAATGTTTCAGTAATACCTGGAACTACTTACACTATTGTTAACAATGGTGCCCTAACAATAACTTACTATGTATAATTATGTATGCAAAAATAAAAGATAATGTAGTAATACAATTTCCGTATGGATTTGATGAATTGCAGTCTGAATTTGACAAAGTCTTAACGGGAAACATAGATATATTAAACACCTTTAAGCTTTCTAATGCATACTTAGATGGTTTTACAATCTACACTGTAACCCAGCAAGAAAAGCCTTTAATGCATTCGGCAGGTGAAAAGCATATCTTGGCCGAATTGCCGGTATTAGTAAATGATCAATGGACACTTGTTTGGCAAGTAGAAGCAGTTCAGTATCCTACTGATGGAAAAACTTATAAATGGAACCCGACAAGTAGAGCTTGGGATGAGGAGTAAACATGGCAAATCTTTCCAATATTATTACACCTACCAATGTTCTAACAGCTAGTAGTACCAACACTCTTAGCAATAAAGTGATTAGTGGTACTAACAACACTATTACTAACGTTTCACTCACAACAAGTGTAACGGGCACACTACCAGTATCTAGTGGTGGCACTGGATTGTCTAGCACTCCAGCTAACGGTCAAATCGTCATTGGAAATGGCACTGATTTTACTCTTGCAACACTGACCCCTGGCGTTGGAATCGGTATCACAAATGCCAGTGGATCAATTACAATAAGATCTATAGAAACCAATACTCGATCTTTTGCTTATTTTTGCGGAAATTTTTAAGGAGTAAATATGCCAACAGGTATTTTGGGTCAATCGGCCCCAGCGGCAAACACAAATACTACGGTATATACCGTTCCTGCGAGTGTTGCTGCTACTTTCAACATCAGTATTGTGAATATTGGTACTGGTTCTGCAAGTGTTACTGTTGCAATATCTGCAACCAGCACACCTGCTGTTTCTGAATATATAGAGTGGCAGTCGCCAATACCGCCTGGAGGTGTACTTGAACGAGGTGGACTTGTTGCCCAAACCGGCCGTAACGTTGTAGTCAACTGTTCTACTGCCTCTTGTTCGGTGTCTGTTTATGGTTTTGAACAATAAGGATCAATCCTAATGTCTCGTACTACTCCTTCTATACAAACTCCACTGGGTAGTCCTGCACCCAGTTACATGACAGTTACATCCAACAATGGTTTTAATCAAGGTGATTTGATATTTCAAAGTGGTGGCGATTTTCAGCAACTTACCTCTCAAGCAAGCTCAGCTGTTTTTCCCAACAATGTATCACAACCTGTACTATCCGGCCCGTTAGGCGGTATTGGCGGTAGTATTGGATTTCCATCTAACAATGGTACAAATACTTCTGGTGGGTCTGGCCTTCGTAATGTGGCACTGTTAACAAACGGCAATATTGTAATTGTTGGGTTTAACAGCACTGCAGCCTTTTTTACAATCTACGACACTTCCTTTAACATTGTAGTCAGTCGTACTACACTGCCTACTACTCATACACCTACTAGCCAAAGTGTTGCTGTTATTGCTCTAACTGGTGGCGGTTTTGTTGTTTATTTTAGACAGAGCGGTGCTTACTTTGCCTATGCCATCTATTCAAACACTGGCAGTGTAGTTTCTGCATTAACAGTGCCCAGTGATAATCTTACATCTGGATCAAGTTTAGTAACACAGTGGATTGCTACCGCCCTAAGTAACGGCGGTTTTGCTGCAATTGCCCAAAATAATTCTTCCAATGCTGTTAATTACTATGTCTTTAACTCAACAGGCACAAAGTTATATGCATCTGCATCTCTGGTTAATTCTAACGAGGCTGTAAGAATAACTGCTGGTGCATCTGGATCATTTGTTGTTTTCTATAAACCTGCTAGTGGTACCAATTACCAGTGGTACTTGATTAGCAGCACAAATACCACTTTGGGATCAGGAACTATTTCTGTAACAGGTGTTAGTGGTGCAAACTTTAGCTGTGCAACACTGTCTGATGGTATTAACGTAGTACTTTTGTATGGACAAGCCGATACTGGTATTTATGGATTTAGATTTTTGAACACCTCTACATATGCTATGGGTTCTGAAACAACTATTAATAATCCTCTAGGAGTAACCACTGTTAGTCACTTTGATTCAATAGCTGTTAGATCTCTATCTTCCGGTGGTTTTATCACACTGTGGCAGACTGTTGGAAACTCTGTTCAACACAATCAAGCTACCCCCAGCTACTACTACGCTGTTTTCAACTCTTCAGGAACTCCTTTAGCTACTAGTACTCAGACTGCAAGTTTTCCGGTTTACAAAAGCCTATTACAATTGGGATCTGCTCAAGGAACTGTAGACACAAGTTTATCCACTATTGAAAGTGGCGGAAATTTGTGGTTGTTTTTTAACCCCAGAGCTAGTGGCAGTTCAGCAGGTGCGCGGAGTTACACAAATTACGTTCAATTGGGCCTTACAAACTACAATCCAGTTTCATCTCTTGCTTACACTGCCCCGTTAGGTTCAGTTACAACTGGAACTGGTGCAGTTAGTCTTTCTGGTTCAACTCCTACAAAAGCCTCATACTTACCAGGCTTTAATTCAGTTACACAAGTTAATAACCTTTCACCAACTGCAACTACACCGTCAAGAGTAGCGAGTCTTGAGTCTCGAAACTACGACGTTTGCACGCTAACTAACGGCAATTTTGTAGTTGCCTATTGCAATGAGTCTACTTACGATATTTTTGCCTCAGTATATAGCCCAACAGGAGTGCTGTTAACTACTATTTTAGTCGGCACTGGTACAATTAGTCAATGGTATAGTGTAAGAGTTACTCCACTTGCAAGTGGAAAGTTTGTAGTAGCATATTGTCCTAATGGCTCTGGTAATGGATCTACATTATCTGTAAATATTTATTCAGCAAGCTATATACAAACAAATTCGTTTACTATTACAGGACTTACTATTGGTCTCACTGCCCCTAGCAGTGGTCAAGGTTGGGGTTTGGGATCCATAAATTCTGACAGATTTGCTATTGTTGCATATTCTACTGCAGACGCATTAATTAGATGGTGGGTCTACAGCAACTCAGGAACTCAACTGGCTACTTCGACTTTTGCTGCTGGAGCAGGTACTTATCCAACTGCTATACAAGGCCATCCTAGTGGTGGTTTTACGCTGGCGTACAATCCATCAGGATCAACGGGTAATGCTGTATTAGAATACCTTGGAGAAACCTCAACAAATACATTTGCAAGTAATGGAGCAATAACATTTAGCAATACTGCCGGCAATCAAAGGTCATATTTTGCAAAATTGCTTGTAAATCAATTCAATGAAGTTTATTACACTGTTCCAAGCTACAGTAATGGTGTTTTCGGATACTTTCACTCAACGTACCTCATGTTTAACAATGAAGGTAATTTTTCTACTGTAATTAATCTAGTGGCTGGCAGTAATACTAATAATATGTTATCCGTTCCAACCCCAAGTGGTTTGAGAGCGTACATTGAAATGATCTCTACTGGTTCAAGAATTGGTATAGTAGGTAGCAGTAACAATAGTCTTAGTAATTACGCTACACTAACCACAATCCGTGCAGCAAATAACAGCACGACACAAGTGGCAACTCCGCTTTATGGAAACACAGTAGTTCTGGTTTATCCAAATTCTCTTGACAACAACTTTTTAAGTTTTTCAATAATTACATTTCCGTTCAACAATGTTGTAACCTTAAATACAGCATCCTCAGTATCAAACCAAGTTTCGTTTGCTGGTCCCAACTATCCGTTTGTAGGTGTAGCAGCAAGTAATGCTGTTGCTGGTGGCACTGGTATTGTTCAAACAACTGGTGTTGCAACACTCAACTCCAACTACAGCTCATCGACTCCTTATCAGGCATTTGATTCACAAACTCTTGGTGGCTTTGGAGTTCGTGGAACCATTGTGGGCCGCAACGTTAATCTGTTAGGAAATACTCAATGACAGTTCCAATTCAATCTCAAATATTTAATCCTGTTACAGGCGTATTCGGCACTGGCCAAATTTCTTGGTTTAATTCTAGTAGTATCTGGAAAGTACCCGCAGGAATTGCCAAGTGCAGAGTAAGAGTCTGGGGTGCTGGTGGTAGTGCTACTACTGGTGGAGGTGCTGGCGGTGGATTTGCCATGAGAACACTCTATGATTTATCTGGAGTTACTTCTGTGGCTGTAACGGTTGGCACAGCCGCCACTAACACAACAGGTGGGACTTCCTCATTTGGCAGCTATGTTAGTGCAACAGGTGGTTCTAATACAACCGCAGGTGGTACAGGCACAGGTGGTGATGTTAATAATACCGGAGGTGCTGGGCCAAACACAAACCAAGGCGGTGGTGGTGGAGTTGCCTCGTTTTTTGGCAATGGTGGATCGGGATCTTCTGGCAATGGGAACAACGGTACTGGCGGTGCTGGCGGTGGTGGTGGCAGTCAAACATCTTATTCAGGAGGAGGCGGGTTTTTATCTGTAGGTACTACGGGAATTGTGACTAGTGGAACACCAACTGCTCCAACAACTGGTATAAATGGTTCGTTCTCTATCGACTTTATTGGTTGTGGAGGTGGTGGTGCATATAATGTTAGTGGTACAAATGGTGGAGGTGGCCCTGGAGGTGGTAGCGGAGTCCAGCCCGGTGCATTTCCCGGAGGTGGTGGCGGAGGCACAGGCCTTGGTGCACCCGGACTAGTAATCGTGGAGTATTAAAATGAAAGCACGAATTCAAAACGGTATTGTTGTTGAAATACTACAAGCACTTCCGGGACACGCAATTGAGGACTGTTTTCATCCAAGTATCTTATTACAGTGTGTAGACTTTGAAGAGAACATGGAAGTTGGCCAACCACTGCCTGTTCCTCAAACTGATACAGAACCACAGTGAGTGGTTGGTACTACAAAATAATTTCTTATAGTATACTGTAGACCCTACAAAAAATACCCAGCCCACAAAGCTGGGTATTTTTTCGCTTGACCCTACGATGCCCTTGTGGTATAATAGTACCAAAATGACAAGAGCTTTAAAAATTACAGCTCTATATAATAAAGGAGTGCCCAATGGCTGGTCCGACAAAGTTAAATCTTAAAATATATCAGGGCAGTACCTTTCGTGAGACGATCCGTTGGGAAAGTGCCTTAAAAGTATACGCACCTATTACCAATATCTCAAAAACTGCACCCATGGTGGTCACTGCCGCTAGTCATGGAGTTCCAACAGGTTGGAGAGTAAAGATTAATGGTGCTATTGGCATGAAAGAAGCCAACACAGGTGACAATTATTTAATCACTAGTGAAGTTGCTGCCAACACAGCGACGTTTAACTCAGTCAATGCATTAAACTTTACAACTTACACTGGCGGCGGTGTCTTGGAATATAATCAACCCGTCGACTTGACTGGCTACGCTGCACGAATGCAGATTCGTGAAAAAATCACCAGTGAGACTGTGTTAGAAAATCTTACCAGCAGCAACGGAAAAATAATAATAGACAATACCAACAAGAGTATTAGTTTAATTATTAGTGCCACCACCACTGCAGCCTATACTTGGAAAACCGGTATTTATTCTCTAGAATTGGAGAAGGACGGAGCGGTTATACCTTTGATATATGGCTCAGTAAGTGTTGAACCCGAGGTAACCAGATGAAGTTGAGTGTTGATATTAGAAACAGTATGATTTCACAGTACGAAACATACTTGGGAACCTCACCGACCATAGAGTTACGCACAGGACCGGCACCCGCGTCTACCACTGACTCAGATACTGGAACTCTCTTGGCCGTTATAGCACTGCCACTAGATTGGTTGAGTGCTCCTGTTAATGGTGCTGTATCACTGCAAGGATCTTGGATTGGTACTGCAACTTCCTCCGGTACAGCCACACACTATAGATTAAAAAATAGTAGTGGTACGACCCATGAACAAGGTTCGGTATCTATTGCTGGAGGTGGTGGTGATTTAGAGTTAGACAACACCAATTTAGCATTGAATCAAATAGTTCAAGTAACAACTTGGACACGAACACAAGGAGGCCAATAAATGGCAGTAACTTACACAACAGCAGTAAAAAATGCTCGTCTTAATGCGGTAACGACTGCCATTGGCACTACCGGAGTACTAGAGATTGGTACCTCAGCTATGGGAACAGTATTAGCCACTATAAACCTAGCAAATCCGGCCGCCCCTGCGGCAGACAGCGGAGTATTAACATTTACTATGCCACAGAGTGATACAGCAGCGGATGCCACAGGCACTGCAGCAGCAGCTCGTATTCGTACTAGCAGTGGCGGTACCGACATTGTAACTGGTTTAACAGTGGGTACTAGTGGTACTGATATTGTGTTAGACAATATCAGCATCAATACAGGACAAACCATCACTATTACCAGTGCAACTATCACACACGCCTAAGGAGCTTGAACTATGTCAATGACCAACACGGCCGAAGCCAATTTCTTAGGCTTGCTATTTCAAAATATAAACTGGGCTAACATTGGAGACGCCACTGGCTTGAGAAATGCCTCAACAGCTGGCTCACTATTTATCAGCCTACACACAGCCGATCCAGGCGAAACAGGTAGTCAAACTACCAATGAAACGACCTATACGTCGTATAGCCGAGTGGGTGTAGTAAGAAGTAACAGTGGATTTACGCTTACTGCACAGACTATTACCAACGCAGCTCTGGTACAGTTTCCACAGTGCACAGGCGGTACTTCAACAGTTACCCACTTTGGTATTGGCACAGACAGCTCAGGAGCCGGCAACTTGTTGTTAAAAGGCTCTCTAGCCTCACCTCTATCAGTTAGTAACGGTATTCAACCTCAATTTGCAGCGGCTGCTCTGAGTGTAACGGTTGATTAATTGTAATGTTTAATACTATAGCTGACATTGCCAACTCTTGGGATACCAATAGGGTATGGCGACAACACTGGCATAAAACTGCAAACCCACAGATATCGGCTGCAAGTGGTGGATTTTGGTTAGATCTTTCCATGGCAGCTGGTACGCCCAAGTACAATGCTTATGTAGGTGATCAGTTGGCATTTACTCCCTTAATAGGGGGTGGTAATAATGGTATTAACTGTGGTACCGGTGGAGACAGCTGGATACATAGATACAACTTGAGTGGTGGTGGTACTTCAACAGCAGCATGGCCTGCTGGAGTGGTTATGTTAATGGACTATGTAGGGTTCTATCCGCTCGTAGACATGGACAACATAGACGAACAGGTCTTTGACAACACTCTTTTGAGTTCTCGCTATAGTTCTGGTATGCGTTGTATGGTTGTTACTACGACCCCTCAAACAGCAGCTGCACCTACACAGGTCTTTTTAGAGTATGAGGGTAGTAATGGTGTAACCACAGTATCCAGTTTCTTTGTAAATTCTACAGTTGCCGCAGGTGCCCTCAACTGTTTTTCTAGCGCTACCGGTGGCAATGTTTCTGGTGTTGCTGCTCCATTTGTACCTCTTGGTCCTGGTACTTTTGATGTAAAAAAATTAAATAGTGTAACAATAACTGGTTCCTCAGGGGGCTTTTGTGCCTTTGTTTTAGTTAAACCAATTTTAGAAGCGATCATTGTGGATAACGCTACTCCATACGAGATCGAAGCACCTCGAAATATGCTGCCCTACTACGTACCAAACGGAGCATATTTAAATCATATAGTGTGTGGTAATAGTGGTAGTGCAGCTACTGGTATTACCAGAGGTCATATAACATTTGTAAGGAGATAAAATGGGATTTGCAAGCTATGATGATCTGGTAAATCAGGTCACAACAAACAATAAAATCTGGTTACAGCCCTGGAATAGGATCACACCCACAGCAATGGCTGCGGGACGTTGGTATGATTTATTTTTAGGCAGCAGTGATCGCGGTCAAGGATACCACGGCAATCACGTTCGTAACTGGGGTTTTGATTCTATTGCCGAGTGGACCGGTGTAGGTTCCGGGGGCTGGGCGTGGAGTATTGCTGGTACCATGGTACATACTGCTGGTACTCCAGGGGCCCTATCCCAAACACCACTAGCTACTATTGGGGCTAGTACACCTTACACAATTATTGTAACTACCAGTGCCCTTTCAGGGTCGGGCGGTATCACTATTGATATCGGTGGTACAGCATCTTCTTCTATTACTACAGCTACTACTTCTACACTACAAGTCACCACGGGTGCATCACCTACACAGACTATAGCAATCACGGCGGCTAGTGGTCAAACGGTAACTGTAGATAACTTGATTGTTATTGCTGGTACTAGTAACGGTCAAAACCCTCGATTCATGCCCTACGATAGTAGCATGCAGGGAAGTATTTGGCCAGGAGACTTAATTGGTGGTAGTGCAACCAAACACCTACTCACCATGAGTGCACAAACAGCTGGTGCAACCACTGTACCTATTACACTGTTGTTGGTTGACCTATTGGGTAGTTACTCACGTATTGATGGTAATACGGGTAATGCTATTACTTTAAACAATACTTTGACGCTACCACGTTATACAACAGGTACAGGTGTACTGGCATATTCCGTTGTAGCTCCTGCAGCGACAGGTACTGGTGCTCACAACGTATTAGCTACTTATACCAATCAAGCCAACGTAGGTACCAGAAGTTTACCTCAAACCGTAGCAGCCACGGTAAGTGCAGTAAACTCACATATTTACCACAGTGGAACAGCTGCCAACAATATTGGTCCGTTTTTACCACTACAAGCTGGTGACACAGGTATTCGATCTGTACAAACTTGGCAACAAACTGCTGCCAATGGTACTGCAAATACCTTTACGAACTTGGTATTATGTAAGCCCATTATGGAACTTCAACTTACCACTCAGTTTTTATTAGCCGAGCGTGATATGTTAAATCAGTTCCCTAGCCTACCAATCATACAGGAGCAGGCTGCCGCTTCAGGTGCTTGTTTAGGATTTTTGGCATATGCTGGTGCTGCTACGCCAGGTAATACTAACTTTTTTGGTGTCAACAGGTACGCTTGGGGTGGTTAAATGGCATTGCGCTTTAACGGTCAAAGCCCAACAACAGTAGGCAGTTCTTTTTCTTCTTTTCCAAACAGAGTTATTGGTACAGTATCTGGCCTCACTTTACACACCGGGATGCAACCACTTTGGGGGGCTAGAAGAGCTGCACTAACCGCTTTTGGTGAACTGGCGGGTATACCAGACGGTACTACCCATCCGATATCTTGGCAAATGCCTAACGCTGCTGGACGTATATCTTCTGGATACAATGCATCAACGTTTGTACCTACAGCACAAGGAACTCGCGGGTTGCCCACGTCTGGATCTATAGGTATTACATTTGCTGTAGATCCCGCACAGCTTCAGTTGATTGTATCTACTGATGGCACAACGGGCATAACCTTTACACTAGAGGGCAATGCTAAGGCAGTATTAGATGCTGTAGCCAACATACAGTTACAATTTACTGTTGAAGATGCCCAAATTGGAGCTAAAGCTGACACTGAGGGTACTTCTTCTATGGTGTTTACTGCAACTGCAACTCCAAAGGCATTGGGTAATATAGAGGGAAGCATTACACCATTTACCGAACTAAGTCCACAGAGCCTAGCACAAGCAGTTTGGTCCTATCAGCTGCCATAATACTCTTAGAGGTGTAATATGACCACAGCAGCACAAAAACTGGTTGCACTATCTGGATTGACCGGTGTTAGTGCTGCAAATCACTTAATAGCAATAAGTACTGGTGGTACCACTGCGGGCTCTAGACTGCTGAGTAGGTCTGGTATTGCCAGTGGTACTGCCAGTCAGCACTTAAACAGCATAGTAATTGGTGGTAGTAGAACAGGCACTTTAACAGTTGTAGAAACTGGCTTAGACCAATTTAATGCTACCAATATTACTGGTGCTGTTACCGGATATTTAAGCGGTACTGAGACTGGCACTGACAGCTTCCAGGGGCTAGTAAGATCTATAATATCTGGTACGATAACAGGCCAAGAAGTAGGTCAAGATACTGCACTAATAGTTAGTGAATCTATCAATCTTGGTATCCTTACCAGCCAAGAAATAGGCCAAGATACAGCAAATCTAGCAGCAAAACTGCTAGTACGTGGTACACTATTACCCACTGAACTGTCTGATATCGCACAGCTATTGGGTAAGTTATCTGTTAGTGGTACTCTAGCAGTCACAGAACTAACAGATACAATTCAAGCTATTGCCAAGATTTTAATTCGTGGTAACATAACAACTAGCGAATTAAGTTTAGATAGTGCCCAAGCAGTAGCTAAATTATTAGTAAGAGGTGCTCTGGTTGCCTCAGAGACTGGCAACGATGTAGCTCTTAGTGTAGCCAAGGTACTTGTTAACGGTACTTTGAGTGCCACAGAGTTTGGTGGCCAAGACGTATTCTCTAGTGGCGGCGTAGCAAAAATTGCTTATGGTACCGTTAATGCTCTAGAATCGGCAGACTATGGCTCAGTAATAGCAAAATTATTAGTCAATGGAACACTTGCCCCAACAGAGCTAACTACAGATCAGGCCGCCATACTGGCTAAATCTATAGTTACAGGTACGGTGGGCGTATCAGAGGCCCAAACAGACCAAGCTCAGATAGTAGCCAAAGCTATATTTAGGGGCCAACTGGCTGGTATAGAGCCAACTGTTGACATTGCCCAAGCACTGGCCAGGTCTATTGTTACAGGTTACTGGACCTCAACAGATTCTACAGATCAGGCAAGCAGTACTGGCAGAGTAGCCATAACAGGACTTGCTTCAGCACTTGAAAATCCAGATCAGTCTAATTTAATAGCTAAATTACTGATTCGTGGTAACTTTAGTGCAACTGAAACAGAAACAGATAGTCTTCAGGGTCTTGCTAAATCAGTTATTTCTGGCTACTCTTCTACTACAGAGTTTGGTAGTGATTTTGCTCAATTTAGTGCTAAACTTTTACTAAAAGCGTCTTCTGTTAAATCAATAGATATAGCATATACTTCTATTGGTCAAACCAAAATAGCTGTACTAAGTAATGTAGTAATACCACTTAACGGATCTAGCACAGCTGTAAGAATAGCTATAAGCTCAAGGGTATCAGAAACCTACATAAGACAAGTAGAAGATGGCATAGTTATTAGTGCTTCCATACCTGAGCCCTTATTTATAACTGTTATATCTGAAGATAGTATAGTCTATCACGGAGTAGCCAGCGAGTTTATTATTACTCAAACTGTCGATGACATATTTGTCAGCACAGATAACGCAGTCCAAAATGTAACCGATGTTGGAGTAAAACAAGTAGTAATTACTGAACTATGATAGGAATATAACTATGCTAGAATTTGCAGCAAGTGGCATTTTAGGATCAATCTTCGGTGGGTTGTTCCGGTTGGCCCCAGAGGTGTTGAAGTTCTGGGATCGAAAGGACGACCGCAAACACGAACTGGCGATGTATGGCTTACAAATTGACTTGGAAAAAACTAAAGGTCAAGTAAAGATCGAAGAAAAGTACATTGACTATGGCATTGCAAATACTCAGGCTATTCAGAGCGCTTTTGAGAGTCAAGCCAAAGAGGCATCCAACAGCTATCGTTGGGTAGCTGCACTGAGTGCCTTAGTCCGACCAATGGTGACTTATGTACTATTTGGTATGTACGTGGCATTTAAGGTAATCGTTATCTCTTACGCAATGCAAAATGGTGCCAACTGGATTGACATTGCAAACAAGCACTGGACACCAGACGACTTTGCAATGTTAAACATGATATTGACATTCTGGTTCTTGGGCCGCAGTATTGAAAAGCGTAGTGGGTCATGACCCAAGAAGCCGTCAAATTGTGTACAGATGCCCTCTTACATCCCTTTGAGGGCTATCACAAACGTCTAGCAAATGGTGATTGTGAAAGTTATCCAGATCCTGCGAGTCCCCTAGGCCGAGGGTTGGTTACCAAAGGTCAAGCAGCTCAAATGACACCAGACGAACTGCTCAAAGCAGGGCACCCATGGACTATTGGTTGGGGTACTACAGGACCTGACATTGTGCCTGGACTGGTGTGGACACGTGAACAAGCTGACCGTCGATTTGAGGCAATGCTCAGCAAGTTTGTGAATGGGGCAATCAGCCTCAGCCCCAACCTATTAAATGAACCGCCCAGAAGGTTGGCGGCAATCATTAGTTTTTGTTATAACTGTGGTTTAGGTAACTACAGAATTAGCACTCTGCGAAAACGGGTCAATCAGGGTGACTGGTGGGGTGCATACGAAGAAATACAAAAATGGAATAAAGCGCAAGGTATTGTGTTAAATGGATTAACACGCCGCCGCCTAGCAGAAGGCAAGTTTCTTCTTTAGGTGTTCTTCAACCAACCTTCAAAACCTATGGCAAATTCAAGTGGCAAGAAAGCTCGCAGAGCAGCAAGTGAAGCCCCTAAATCCGAGTTCTTGACCAGAACAGGGTTTAAGGAAGTAAAACCACTAAATTATATACAGGAAACGTATTTAAATGCTATAAAGACAAATGAAATTGTTTTTGGTATTGGAAGTGCGGGCACAGGCAAAACCTATGTGGCTGCAAGCTATGCTGCAAGTGAACTGTTTCACCGTCGCGTGGAAAAGATCATTTTAACCAGACCCAACGTAGAAACTGGCAGAGGTCTGGGATTCCTACCCGGCACACTGGAAGAAAAATACGAACCGTACCTAGATCCCTTTGATCAGGTGTTCCAACGGTCACTGGGCAGTGGTTTTTACGAGTACGCTTTGAAGAGCAAAGCCATTGAACCACGTCCACTGGGCTTTATGAGAGGTGCTACTTTTGACAACGCCATTGTGTTAGTAGATGAGGCTCAAAACGCTACAAAAACAGAATTCAAAATGTTGTTGAGTCGTATTGGTCGCAATACCAAAATGATTATTAGCGGCGACCATGAACAGAGTGATATTGGTAATGACAGCGGCCTGACAGATGCAGTCACCAGACTAGAAGGCATACCCGGCATTGAAGTTGTCCGCTTCTTGGACAGCGACATTGTACGAAGCAAAATGTGTAAACAAATAATCCTAGCTTATAAGAATTGAGAAGACCATGGCCAAAGAACTGTGTCCAGTGGGTACAATGTATCCAGATATTAATTTAAGTAACCACTTGGCAGCGGTTCAATACGCCAACTACGGACCTGCCGAGGCTCGTGACAGCAACCCTGAATTTTGGGAAATGAAACAAGAAGTCTGGGGTGTTAGTGAAGGCCAAGCCCGTATGAGGGTATGTGCCAGTTGTCATCACCACGATCGTTCACCAGAAACCCTAGACTGCATCATTGAGGGCCCGGTCGGTGAGTGGAACGAGAGCGACCTACCGGTCACTCCCAAGTTTACAGACATTGACGGTATGCCGGTCTGGTACTGTAGTCGTTGGAATATGACTGTGAGTCCCATCAGGGTGTGTGATCAGTGGGAAATGGAAGGCAACGGAGACCACGACGAAGAACTTTCAGAAGAAGAGACCGAAAAGTCTTACTTTGAAAAGGCAGCAACTACCTACAAGCCTACAACTGGCATGGCCTCCGCAGCACGGCGTGCATTGAAGTGGAAAAAAGAAGGCCACTCCGGTGGAACCCGTGTCGGCCTGGCCAGAGCAAATCAACTTGTAAATCGTGAAAACTTGACTGCTAGTACAGTAATGAGAATGCACTCATTTTTTAGCCGTCATGAAGTAGACAAGAGGGCAACAGGATTCAACAGTGGAGAAGAAGGTTTTCCAAGCCCCGGGCGAGTAGCTTGGGACTTGTGGGGTGGAGATGGTGGCCAGTCTTGGGCCAAAGCTAAGCGAGATCAAATAGTAAGGGCTCGCGAAAACAACTAAGAGGTGACCTATGGCTGATCCAACAGGTTATTTAAGTGCAAAAGTAGCTAGTATGGTAGGCGGACTTTTTGGCGGATTTGCAATCCTGACCTTTATCAAACCCAAAACTATTGGTGAAGCATTTATGAGGGGTGGAATGAGTGTGGGCAGTTCAATGGTTTTTACACAACCACTGCTAGATATAGCTGGTATATCTAATAATTGGGAAACACAGCTCATGGGCGGATTTTGTGTGGGATTTTTAGCATACACTGTATTAGGTATGATAGCTAATTTCCTACAGAAAAATCAACACAAAGACATTGTTGAAGTAGTCAAGGATGTAAAAAAATGATTACCAGCCTAGCCGTATTTTTTAACTCTTGGACATTGTTGTTAAACTTTGTTAGCCACTTTGTAGTTTTTATAGGTATTCTCTATGTTGCTATACACAATCGAGAACTGAAGTCTTGGGTTATTACTCCACTATGGTACTTGGGCCTGACCAGCGGGTTTGTGTGTGCCACAATTGTGGTTCAGTGGGCTGTAGGGCCCGAACACCCAATGAGCTACTGGACTTTAGGTGTTGTTGGTGAAATAATGTCACACTTTGTACTGGCAGCAATAAGTTTTATACTGTTTATAAAAACGCTCAAAGCAGACCTGAATTACAAAAGACTGCGCAAAAAATGAAAAAAGCCCCTCAACACAAGTTGAGGGGCTTTTTTCATTCTTGAGGTTTTTGCTTAGGCAATTGCTCTTGGGCCTGCTGTTGTAGCTTTTGACTCAAAGGATTTGCAACTCTTGCAGGTAGTTCTTGTAAACCTGCCAAAATTGCATTTGCTTCTTGTTCAGTTACCTTAAATGTAAATTCCATGTTTTTCCTTTATTTAATTGGGCAAGCTCCTGTGGAGCAGTCGTCTTGTACAATCTCATCAAAACTGTTGGCATTGTTGATATCAACTGGCAATAAGTTTTGAATGTAGTCTTGATAGGTTTGTTCGTCTACTACTTCTTGCGGCAGGTAGAGATAGCCTAAGTCTTTGGCTGTTTTGGTTGGGTCACTACGGAATAAGAAGCTTACCCCTACATAGCAATCCCAATTGTTTAATAGCCAGTTCTTAATACCCTCAACTTCGCTTGGATCGTAGCTGATAGTTACCGACGTATTTTGCTGAGTCCAGC